AGTTGTCATCTCAAATTCTCTAACACCTGCCACATGTCTAAATCTTTCATTTCTGGTACGAATCAAAATATCTTTTGCAGCACTAGGAGTAACAAGCGTTAAAGCTGTTGTCTGCCCTCCTTCAATTGCTTTAGCAAAAGAATCATATAAACGTATTCCTCCTACTTGATCGACATTGATATACCATTTCCCATCTGGATAACTATGACCATTAACTAATTCAAGCGTTGATCCATCAGCCGTTTCTATTTCAACCTCATCTCCAGTAATCAACGATCCAGAACTATGGTCAACACTAAATCTCTTCGTTGATATATTTACGTCATTAGGATCTAACTTCGTCTGCAAGGCAGATTGAAGTGTATCTCTTTTAAGGGCTATTTCACCCCATTGACCAAAATAAACACCCATTATGATCCAGCAGCAGAAG